TCAAATGGACGCCGGGACAAGGAAAGTGCCCAGGATATCCAGCACCGCCTGCTCGTCATCCGGCGCCAACGTTCCGGCGTCAGGGTCAGCCATCAACAGGCCACGGCGCGGCATGTGCTCGGTGCTCCACTCGTGATAAACCGCGTAGGCGTCCTTCCCCTTCTTCGATGAAACAGCGCCAAAGCCGACGCGCACGCTGGTCTTGTCAGGCCGACTGTTCAGGCTGCGCAGCATATCGCCATAGCGATCCAGGATGCGGTGGTTGCCGTCCTTTGGGTAGCTTTCCTTGGTGGACTCCGCCCAGGGTGCCCAAGGATGTCCGAGCGGATCAGTTTCGGTCTCAAAGCGGCCGCTGACTCGGCTTTCCAATTCCTGGCCGATGCTGGCCATGGCCGGCGTCAAATCATCCAAACGGCCCAGCAGCTTGGAAAGCACTTCGGCGACGGGTGCGCTATCAACGGTGACAGTCAGCAAGCTGTGCTCCTAGAATATGCGTCGAGCGGTAGTTTCCAATGGGAAGGGTTGGGGGCCTGAGAAGGTCGCCATTATCCGGTTCGAGTCCGGCGCCGCTCACTTCTACTTCATCCGCACATAGCGTGCCGCCAGCAAATCGCTGGCCTGGATGATCCCCGCTGTCGCCACATGATTGGCCGTGATCTTCATGCGCTCAGCGCCCAGGCGGCCTTTCTCCGAATAGTTGACGCGCACTACGACTTTGCCAACCTGGCCAGGCAGCGACATGGCGTAAACCAATGTGTTGTTGACGGTATCCAGATAGACCGCAGCACCAGGCAGATGGTTCGGCAAGTCGGCCAGCACGTTTTCGGGCACGGCCGCACCACGTGCTACCTTGCTGTCACGCAGCGCATGCATCACCTCGGTATCGCGCAGCAGCACGGCAGCGTTGTCCAGCCGCACGCCCTGTGCTGCAAGGGCTTGCTGGGTCTGCGCGTCCACCGTATGCACCAGCAGCATCTGTCCATTTGCTCGTTTGTCAGAACTGACCCGGGCCACCATGGCCTGGCATTCAGCCAACTGTGTGGCAGCCAATTCGGCCTGAACGCTCTGCCACAAGGCCGCGCCCAGCGGCGCATCCAGCGTGGTCAGCTTGTTCTGTACCAGGCGCTGCAAGGCCGCCTCACGAGCTCGGCCCGCGTTGTACCCGAACCCAGGATCGATGCCAGCAGGCACCCGCTGGACCTCGCCGGTGCGACGGTTCAGCCAGTCGCGCCAAATGATATCGGGAGCGTCCTTCTTCATAGGCGCGCCAGTCGGCGTCAGACCGCGCTCATATTCTGCTTTGCTGACCAGCACAATCCTGCAGCGGCACTTCCATCCGTTCGGACACCAGTGCGTCAGCCAGAACACGTGATCCAGCGGCAACGTGATGTTGTGCCAAGCGCGATGTTCCGGCCGAACACGACCATCGTCCTTGGAGATGATGCGTCCATAGGGATGCGTGAACTTGGTCCGCTGGGCCCGCTCCCACTGTCCCGCCGCATAAGCGTTGCGCGTGTTGGTGTCGAAGATCAGCTTCAGGCGCTGGGCATCGAAGCGGGTCTTGAGAATCTCGCCCGTTGCTGGGTCGATGACCTCCTTGGTGCCCCACCAGCCTGCATCTGTCAGCAGCTTCTGGGCATCCCGCTCGAAATCACGGCGGCCCAAATTGCCATCCACGCTCTTGGTGATCATCTCCTGCAGGCTTGACAGCAAATCAGCACGGGTCAGCCGGCTGATCGTGAACTGGCGTGCATGCTCTTCGTGCCAGAGGTCCTGCCAGCCATAGGTGACGGCCAGTTGCCCACGCTTTTGCAGATAGGCAACGGCATCTGCCGGGGTCAGTTTGTGCAGTTGAGCAAAGATTTGTGCGTCTGTCATGGTTGTCGGCATTGGGGGTCTAGACAATGGCCAACAACTTGCCCGCAGCATCAATGCCGACAGATATCGGTGAGCCCATCAGGGCGACCAATGAGCCGTTTGAGCTGAGCGCAACTCGCCCACCGGCAAGCATGGTCAGCGTCACGAGCTCTCCCGATGCGCTGACGCCTATTCGTGACCTGCCCGCCGTGATAGCAGCGGGAGCTGTGACGGTGACCGCCGTCATGCCAAACGCTTCAAGGCTCGGAATACCCCCTGCCCCCGTGATGCCCGCCTGCGCGCCACCGCTTGCGGTCACCTGGGGCGCACCGATCATTTCAGCGCTGGCGATGCCGCCGACATCGTTGAGCGACGCTACGACCACCGCACCCACAGTCAGGGCGACGCTAGCCAGGCCGAGATCAACACCATCGACATAGAGGCGATAGCTGAATGAATATGCGCCGTCTGGCGCACCAGAGAATGTGAAGCTGCCATCCTCCGCAGCGAGCAGCGTGCCCAGCGCCGGCGCGGTCTCAATGACGCCACGGAATTCCTTGGCATCGTCAGCCACGCCGTCCCAGTCGTTGTAGAGATAGCCTGGTCCGTGGGCGCCTGAGCCCGTGCTGGCGCGAATGACGGCACCCAGAACACCCAGGCCACCACTGCCAAAGGTTTGGGCGCCAGGCAGCAACGATGTACCGTAGACCTGCGTCATACAGCAGTGAAGGCCTTGCAGCCCACGTTAGCGCCCGTGCCGTCGGCCAACACACGCAGATAGACAACGCCAGCCGTCAAGGCAGCCGAGGTGACCGGGACAAAGCCTTGCGCATTGGTCGTTTGATTGCTCAGCGATAGGGCCACGCTCATGTCCGCCAGCCGCAAAAACGCAATCTTGGGAATCAAAGTCGAGGCCAACACTGAACCGCTAGGCGTCTTGATCGCATCGCCTTGAATAGTCGCGCTGGTGCCGCCTGATGCAGTGACGGTCGGCACCCCAAATGCCTCAGCGCTGGATATGCCGCCAGATCCTGCTATTGATGCGCCGGTTGCGGCTTTGAATTCCCATGCCCCAACTGTTGGCGTGCTGGCGTGTCGGCTCATTCCCACGACGTCGATGCCACCCGTTTCGGCGTCGGGCACGCCCGCGTTGACGAGCGAGGCACTTGGCTTGACTCGCAAGTCAAGACTAGCCAGCGTGGCATTCGTGAACTGGTTAGCCGCGACTAAGCCACCAAGGTTTCCGACTCCCGAGGGTGCAGCCAGATTGGTGACCGTGTAGGTGAACGACGTTGAGCCCGACTGCAAAGGGCTGGTGAGATTGCCCGCGCCAAACACGGCGCAGTTTTTCACAGCCGCGGCCGTGTAGCGCGCATAGAACAAATCGACAGCCGCCTGCAAGACTCCACAGAATGCCGTGACGTTGTCAGCCCTTGCATTGGCGCCGCTGAGAACCACCCCGATTTTCGAATAGTCGGCGTCCCGGATGACCAGCACACTATTGGTGAGGCGATTTACCCAAATGGCGCCCTCACCATCGGCCTGGGCAGTCATCGCGCAGTCGAGCACGCAGCGATCAATCTGAGCGCCAACAACCCCGTCCATTCGCAAGGTTATCGACGGGCTGGCGGCTTGCGCCTTGATCTGCAGCCGCTGTACGAGCTGAACACTGCGGAAGTCAAGCGCTGTACCCCAGCCGCCAGCCGTAGTCCGAATTGCCGCGCCGTTCGCTGGGTTGTACGCCAATGGGTTGCTGAGCTTGTTGGCGTTGTCGGCCATGCCCTGGCCAGCTTTGGCCCGAACTGTGATCTTGCGCGTTGCGTCTACCGTCTTGCCTGCAATCGCCTGGGGCGTGGAGAGAACCAGTTCGGCAGCATTGCCAATCTCAAGAATCCACTCTTGATCAGCTGCGACAAGGTCGGCGGGCATCGCTGCGGCTGCAGCGTTGAAGTCCGCATAGTCGCCGCCGGAACCGACTGTTTTGATGATCGTCGTGGTCATAGCTTCACCGCAATCCAGTTGGAATTGGCTCTGGGCAGCATCAAGATGCAGCCCGTAGCCGGGTTGAAATACATGCGGTTGATCTGGGTGACCGGTGCCGCTGGGCGAGAGCCGGCAATCGGGATGCGAACCTGGGCAAACTGATAGGGGTTGCCTGCGCTGCCGTTGCCGCCGAGGGGGGCGCCGCTCACATTCACCTCGTAGAGGGCATCCATATCGAAGTTGCCACCCCAGCGCACAATGCTGCCGCGCCCAGAGTGGTAGTTGGCGATCAACGTCTCCATGAGCGGTACCGAGCCGTCCACATAGCTCATCGGGTCACCGGTGAAGACCAGATATTCCACCGCCCACGTATCCAGATTGAAACGCCAGCCCTTGTTTGGCGCCGCCACATCGTGCATCAGGCCATAGGCATACCGGCCGCCCTTGAAGAAGTTCATAGAGCTGCGCGTAGGCACATTGGCGATCTTGTTGCCGTCCAACTGCCGAGTCACGGGGTTGAAGGCAATGAAGCCGCCGCGCCAGTTGTAGCCGGCGTCGCCAGGCACCAGGGTGACGTAGTGCCTGTCGGTCACATCGTCATACAAAGCCATGGTCCCTTGCCCCAGCACACCGTTCTTGTAGTTGGGGTTGATTGCGTTCAGCTGAGCGCCCAGGTCGACGCCGCCGATATGACTCCACCTGGCAGCCCGAACATCGGCCTCTTTGTACTGGTTGTAGAAATAGGTGATGCGCCCCTGTCGAATGGCCATGCCCCCGTATTGATGGGTCACCATGGGGGTGTCTATCAACTGGTTGTAGGGCGTGTCCCTCGGGTCGGTCAGCGTTGAGCTGTAGTACTCCGGCGTGGCGCCGCTGGGATATTGCAGCGTGCCGTGCCGGTCGGTCGTGGTGGCCACATAGATGGGCGGCCACTTCGCGGGGTCGCAGGGCGGAATGGCCAGCGTATGTGCGAGGGTGGTGAGATCAACCTTGACTACGGCATTGTTCAAGCCATCGGTATGCCCGCCGCCATGGCAGTAAACCGCCATCTCATTGGGATCGAAGCATGGCTCGCCAAAGGCATCGACCAGCGCAGCTACTGGGTCTGAACCAGGATAGTTGCCATAGGGCATCAAGGCCGCGGCCAAGGTCTTGAAGTTTGTGCCCGGGACGCTATACCACTGGCGCAAGGGAACGGCGTCATGCCACTGGGGTCGCTCGCGGCCCCCATAGATCACCCCGCCAGCGGCAGCGGTATACGCATCTGCGCGTGGTGTCGCCATGATTTCTACAGTTTGAAAATCTTGTTGGCACCGGTGTTCCAGGCCAAATTGACCTGCGTATTGCCGGGCGAAGTGGGCAGACCCAAGGCGGTGTCGATGTAGGCAATCAGCGCACTTGTCGCCGCGTTGCCGGTGTCTTTGAACAAAACCACCGCTTCGATGGTGGGGGCGCTGACCAGTCCTGTGAACGCAACATCAGCCGCGCCCATGACGCCCGCCACGTTGGTCTTGCCGGTGAGGGCGACCGCCGAGCCGATACGGGCTGGTGACGGGATGCTGGAGAGGAATTGGTCCGTAGCAGCATTGACCGTGTAGGCACTCGCATCGATCAGCATCACTGAAATCGTGTCGCTCAACCAATTGATGCCTGCGTTGCCAAACGCTTCACGGGCTTTGTCATAAAGAAAATTTGCCATTGCTAAAACTCCTTCGGTTAACCAGCGACAACAGACGCAATGCGACCGTTGCTGTCGAGATTGATGGTTTGCGTTCCGCCAGTACTTGCTGTGACCTGAATTTTTCCGGGGGGATAGGTCACGGTGTAAGTCACGCCATCGGTGGCATAGCTGGTGACTCGGTTGCTGGCGTCATAAGTTGCGCTGGACAGGCCTGCCGAGCCATTCCCACCTCCTGACGCCGCAGACGCCGGTATGTCCAGAAACCGAATTTCGGCAAGCTTCCCGGCCGTGGCTGCCTCCATCACCCGCCCACAGCAGTCGCCCGCTGCACCCTTCACAGCACGGCCACTACCATCTGCCGCCGGCTTCACCAGATCGCCCACAGCCAGGGCTTCGGCCGTCTCCACGGGCGCCGAGTAGTACGTCACGACAGTGAACGCCTCGCCAGCGCCGGCTGCTTGTTCGCTGATCCCAATCGCCGCCGCAGCGCTCGCCGTGTGAGCGCTCGTGACGTCGACAAAGCGGCAGGCCGATATGGGGGTGCGGGCAATACGGGTGATGGAATGCGTCGAAAGCGGCATGTCATTGCTCCTCGGGGGATGGGTCGGTGCTCAGACCGGCAGCGGCGCCGAGCCGTGCTGTAAATGCGGAGTTCGTGAGGGCTTGATGCAGGGCCATGGCGTCCATCTCGGCCAGCAGCGCAGGCAGGCGAGCAATCAATTCCGCCGCTGTCTCGCCGCGGTTCACGCTTTCGTCGATGGCGGCCTGCAGCGGCGTAACCATGGGTGCCAGCAGCGGCTGCCAGTCGTCCATGGAGGCATCGACCAGGTCGTCGATGGCATCGCGTGAGTCCTGGTCGCTCGCCGCCTCGGCAAAGTTCGGCCGCTGTCCGCGCTGCAGCGCGGGTGCCGGGGCTGGCGCCACCGTCGGAGCGACCTTCTTCTGCCAGCCCTCGCCATACTTGGCACGAACGGCATCCAGCGACAACTCGAAGCCCATATCCGAGATGATCTTGTCCGTCTCGGCCGAGGCCTTCAAGTCGTCTTCTTGCTTGATCTGCCGCCAAACATGGCAGGGCTCCAGCCCATTCAGCTCACAGATCCAAGTCAACAGCGTCGAGTTCAGCGTCTCGCTCAGCAGATCACTGTCGGCCTGCGTCAGATCCTCGCGCACGTCGGCGCGTTCTTTGCTCGCCGCGGCCAGCGCACCGCCGCCGGATGAGCGCGCTTCCTGGCCCGTCAGCACAGCGCCGATCCAGTCGTCCATGTACTCGCACAGCGTCTGCTGCAGCGTCGTATTGCCCTGCAGCTTGCTCTCGATCAGAGCGACCTTCATGCCATCGGGTGTGATGACGAAGCCATCGCTACTGAAGGCGCGCAGCGCGTCGGCCAGCGTTTCCTTTTCCTTCTTGGTAGCGTTGCGCGGATACTCACCATGAAGCGTCGGGCCACCGACACGATCGTTGAGCTTGTTCCAGCTCACCACGCCCTTGCGCTTGAAGTAGACCGCCCACCATAGCTGCAGGCCCAGCCCAGTGCCGTAAGGGTTGTCGTCTTCGGGGTTGACGCGGTGAACGATGAACTTGCGCTCTGGTACCGGAACGCCCCTCAGCATGTTTTCGCGGGTCAGCATGTGCAGTTGCGGCGGGCTGTTCTCCTCGACCTGGATGAACTTGAAGCGCCGCTGCGCCCGTTTGACCACACGCTCAGGCACGACCTGGCCGTCGCGGACTGTCCAGACCACCTCGGCCGGCACGAAGCCTGCGATCAACGCCTCCAGCAGATCGGCGCACAGCTTGTCGAAGTTGCTGGCCTTCAGAATCGTTGTCACGGTCTCGGCGTCCTGGGTACCCTTGGCCGACTTCACGCGGGGCTCGACTTGCCAGGGCTTGCCGATCAGCGCGAGCTGGCGTTTCTGCAAGCCGTCGAACACCTTGCCATCGCGCTTCAGGTCTCGATAGATCTCGGGCCCGGCACCGCGCTCGATCAGCAGCGGATCATTGGGCTGAATCACGCCCATGAACAGCGTTTCGAACGGATCTCGCAGCCGGTTGGCGAACTCGGCGTTCATCTCGGGCGGGGTGATTTTGGTGCTGGTCTCAGCCATGGACAAACTCCGACATCAAGCCGGCCGAGTCCCTTCGGCCGCTACTCATGAATTCAATGGGTGCCGTGGGGTTGCTGCCCGCGTGCAAGGCCAGCGCCAGTGCCCAGAAGCGGTCAGCGTGGCCATCCGGTGTGCTCTCGGCCACAAAGCGGATGTTCCCGGCCGAGCTGGTCACCTTCTGCACCTTGCGCAAGTCGGCGCGAATCTTGGCCTCGTCGGGGATGCGCACCTTGCGGTCCTCCATGGCGCCCTTGAGCGGGTAGGCCAGCGCCTCCTTGACCTGGGCGCTGAAGTTCACGGCCTCGACACGGTGCTCGCCGAACTTGTCCTGCGCGTCATCGGCCCACCCAATGCCCAGGCCGGTGGCGTCAATGCAGATGCGGTCACAGATCTCGAACCAAGGCCACAGGACCTTTTCCTGATCGCTCTTGCGCATCTTCTCCATCGTCTCGACATGGCGGGTGTAGGACACATCACCCAGCTGCTCGACCACCCACAGCACGGTCAAGTCCTTCTTGCGGCCGATGTCCACACCCGCGAAGAGCCGCCCCTGGAAAGGCCCCTCCAGGCCGCGCTGCCAGCGCTCGCCGCCGCTGTACTCGCAAGCCGTGATCAGCCCGTATTCCAAAAACTTGGCGTCGTCATCGGCTGGAACGCACTGGTATTCCTGGTCGAATGATTCCTCGTCCGCCGCCCCATGCTTGGTGAAGTCGAAATAGGCGGCCTCATCCATGTCCTGCTGCTCGGCGTCTGCCGGTAGCGCCTGCTGCAGCTTGAACAAGAAGCCCTGCTCCAACGCATCCTGCAGCGTCACGCGGTGCAGGCTGATGCGCTTGGAGTTGCCGCCATGCCGGGCCTCGCGCACCAGGCCATTGAAGAAGCTGTGCGAGCCGCGATGGGTGCTCACGATCTCCATGCTGCCGCCCCAGGTGATGCCCGGGTAGGCAATGGCCCACATCTTGCGCTGGTCACGGTGCAGGGCGAACTCGTCCAGGATGCGGCTGCCGCGCTTGCCTGCCTGGGCGTCCGGGTTGCTGCTCATGCTGTGGATGCGCCGCCCGCTGGCGAACTGCAGCACATAGGCGCTGATCTTCTTCTCAGCGTCCAGCACCTGCTCGCCCAGATCCTTGGCCGCCATGCCCATGACGCCGGCCCACAGCTTGCAGTCCTCAATGAAGAGCCGGGCCTGGATGTCGTCGCGGCTGCTCACCCATTCATCGAAGCGCGCGCCCTGGGCTGCGGCCCGCTCATCGGCGCCGTAGGCGGTCGACCAGCTGATGCCGATCTGCCGGCTCTTTTCCATCAGCTTGATGCGCGAGCTGTCCTTGATCCATTTGGACTGGAACGGCAAAAAGATCGCGTCGCGATCCTTCGGGATGCACTTGGCTCGACCCTTCAGTTTGGCCATCAGACGATCCCCAGCGCCTCGCGGATCGCCCGCTTTGTGTCTTCGGTCACGCCGCCCTTGCTGCCCAGGGCGTCCAGCTTGGCGCGCTGCTCTTCCAACAGCCGCTTGCGCGTGTCCTCTTCCACCTTGGCCTGGAACTGCTTTAGGTTCACCGAGCTGCGCGTCAGCGTGGCGATATTCTTGGCCGCGGCCGACAGCATCGAAACCCTGTCGCTTGGGTCGGCCTTTGGATCGTCCGCCTCCTGCAGGGCCAGGATGGCCTCGAACAGCTCCGTCTGCACCAAGGCCGTCAGCGCCTCGCTACGGGCGTCCTTGTCATCGCCGGCCTGGGCCTGAATGATCTTGGCCGCCTCGGTGCTGGCGCGAATGGCGGCCAGGCGCCGCTCCAGCTTCTGGCCATAACGATGCACCGCCGTGCGGCTGGGCAGCTCGCCAGCCTGGTCAGCGGCCGGCCAGCGCTCGCGCAGCTGGGCGATCAGCTCGTCCAGCGTGCAGCGGCCCTCGGCCAGGCGGCCTTCGATGAAAGCCTTTTGCTCCAGCGGCAAGCGAGAGATGGTGCTCTTGCGGCCCATGGCCTCAGCCCCCAGCCGCCGGCCGCGCAATGCCCGGCTCGCAGTCAATCGTGTACTCCACGATGTCGATGCCGTAGCGCTCCAGCTTGGCCCGCACCTGGCCCAGCGGGTCGGTGCGCAGCGACACCAGCTCGCGCCCCTGCAGATAGTCCAGCTCGCGCCGGATCTCGTTGTCCGTCGCATCGGCATACACCGCCGCCGCCACGCCGCGCAGCATCGCCAACGTGGCCTCGCTCGGGCGCGCCGTGTTCATCGTCATCAGCAGCACCCAGCGCAAGGTCTCGCGGCGGGCGCGCTGCGCCACCCGCATCAGGTCGTCAGGATTCACGGTTGCCCCCCTTGAGCAAAATGTTTTCAAAGCGAATGGCCATCGCATCCAGCTTGGCCCCTATGGTGGCCACCGCCTGCACATAGTCCTCACGCCGCACGTAGTGCAGCGGCAGCTCGGCCTTCAGGTTCAGCAGCTCGCGTTCAATGCGTTGCCACTGCCCCGACTCCTCGCGGTGGTTTCTCTCCAGGCCGTCCAGCCGCGCCTGCAGCTGACGGTGGTTCTCGTTCAGGTCCCGCAGCAGCATCTTGGCCACAGCGCCACAAGCGCCAAAGAAAGACAGCAGCAACAGCACCAGGTGCCAGAGTTCGATGGTCATGATCGCTTTCAAGGAATCGCTTCGGGATGGGTTGGCATACGGTGCCAGTCGATCAGCGCGTCGAGCCGCTCGCGGCAGCGCTCGTACTGGGCGCCGGCGTCGAGGGCCCATTGGCCGAGGTCGGAATCTGTGGCAACGCGGGCATCGGCTGCAGCAGCGCCGCCGGTGGTCGGGGGCAGATCGGCAACTCGTAGGCCGGCCGCGCCGTCGAGCACGCGCAGAGCAGCAGGGCCGAGGCAAGCACGGCCAGACGTGGTGTTCTTGAGCGCATCGCGCTTCTCCTTGGTCAAAGTCTGGATCTGCAGCTCGTGCTGAGCGACCTGCTGGGTCAGCACATCGCCGCGCGCCTGCGCGGCTTGCAGGCGCTGCGCCGCCCCACGGGTCGCCAGGCGCTGGTCCTCGGCGACCTGGGCGCGAAATTCCGTCAACTCGGCATGCCCCAGCCACTGGCCGGCCAGCATCCCAGAGCCGAACACCAAGAAGGCGACGATGGCGCTTTGGCGAGCCCTCATGCCTGCGGCCCCCAGCTCACGTAGAGCAGCTGCAGCCGGTCGAGAATGCGGGCGGGGTAGCCCAGGTTTTCAGCGCAGTGGCTGATGTGGCGTTTGGCCTGGCCGCAGGCGGCATCTACCGCCTCGCGTGAGCTGTTAGCGGCCCGCCGTGCCTCGGCTTGCCAATGGCCCAGCCCGCCGTTGTAACCACGCAGCGCCACCCACATCCGGTCCCGCGCGCTGTAGCGCTGTGGCGTGCGCTCATACAGCCATTTGTCGTAACCCACCATCGCGCGCAGCGCCCAAGTCGGGTTTGTTGGCTGGCAGGCCGCGGCATCCAAGCCCTGCAGCGCACACCACCACTTGGCGGTGCTGGGCATGAACTGCGCCAGGCCCTGGGCACCCACGCGGCTCACCGCAGTCGGCCGCCAAGCGCTTTCCTGATGCACCTGGGCGGCCAGCGCTGCCACCGGCGCCTCCAAGCCCCACTGGCTGTGTGCAGCGCGGACCAACATGGCGCGATAGGGGGCCGCCGCATTCGGCGCTTGAACTGGCAACTGATCCGCAGCATGCGCGGCATCCAACGCCAACAACGCGACCAAGACGGTGACCAAGACCGCCAGAAACCAGCGCGCGGCCCGCTGCAGGGTGGTGTGCAAAGTGCGCATGGCTCAGGCCCCCAGGCCCATCGCCAGCATCGTGGCGGCCACAATCAAGGCGCGGCGCAACATGGCCGTGCCGGCCAGGCGGAGCTGCGATTCTTCGGGCGCCACCAGCAGCGTGCAGGCCGTCTCGCCCGGCGGCAGCTGCAAGAAGTCCCCGGCCTCCCGGGTGTCCGGCAAAAAGGCGTCCGGCCGCGCATAGGGAAACATGCTGCGGTCCAGCCAATAGCCCACCACGCCGGCCAGGGTGACCAAGCTCAACTTGTAGAGGCTAACCGGCAGCTGCTGCGGCGCGATAGCCCACACCAGCACAGCCAGCAACAAAGTGATGAGGGCCCAGCCGCTCAGCCGCGGCGGGCGCTTCAGCCTTGCGGCACAGCGTTGGACAAAAGGCCGGGAGGGGGTGGTTTGGGTTTGCATGCAGCCACTGTGCCCAGTGGGGTGCATGCAGATTCAATAAAGTGCTTTAAAACAGACCGAGCCCAAGACCACCCGACTCACGCTCCTGCCTTCGTGACTACCCGCATCGCGCCGTTGACACAGCGTTTTCAAATTCTGGGATCAGCTTGGGCTTATCGACAATTTCGTAGACCATGTTCTTGATTTCCTGCTTACCCATGAACTCGATGATGGCCTCTGTGCTCTTGGTGATGAGAGTGGTCAGCGCTTTGCTGGCAGGGAAAAGGCATTCTGGGACCACGACAGCCTCAGCCTCCCGCTGCAGGCTTTGCAAGTTGGCTACCGGCCCAGCCAGTGCGATACGGCCCGTCGTGCGAGCCAGTCTGTCGGCATCTGCCCAACGACGGTAGAGGTCCAGCAGGCCTTTGGCCTGAGCTGGGCCTGCCAGTTTGAGGTTGGGCGCGACGTCCCGGCTACTCCGACTGCGAGCACCAGGTTCTATCCCGTTCGACACCCAGGTCTTCACCGCCTCGGTGGACTTTACTTCGTTGCCGCAAGACGCATCTTGGTAAACCACTCGGCCGTCCGCCAAGGTGCATTTATTGACGGCCCAGCTCGGCGCTGCGGCAAGAAACACGACCAAGCTTATGGCCCAACTAATGAACCTCGTGTTGTTTCTTCTCATCGTCCTGCCCTCTCCACCCGGCGCTTCGTGTCGCCTTTGCTTGAACCGTCTCTGCATAACGCCGTGCCCGCTTGAGCTGCAAGTCATTTAGGTCGATCACCATGCGCGTGCCGAACTCCCGTTCCATGAAATCGAACACGCCTCGATCATGTGGCCGTATTGACACCAGCAGCCTCAAAACCTCGCGCTGCTGTTCGTTGGCAAATCTAGGCCGCGCCTGTACGGGCGCAGGCGTCGGCAATGCCTGATAAATGTGGTTGAGGGTGACGTTGACATGGGTCACCTTGTTGTCCCGCATCTGCCCGATGTTGACTGCGTTCTTTCCACTGCTATGTTGGCTAGGCCTGAGTTTTACAACCCAGTCGCGCACCCACTTCGGAATTACTCCCAATCTCGCTCACTCCCTGCTACTTACGCCGCTTCGATGGCGGCGTTTCTCCAATAGACCCAATGTTCACTGCGTTAGCGCCAGTGCTGTGCTGGCTGTTTGAGCCGCCGATCCGCACCGTTGGCCCCGGGCCAGACGCCGCGCCCAAGAGTGCGCCCAAAGCGGCACGCCGCACTTCCTTGCTGGCCTCTCTGAAATAGTCCAGCATGGTTTGTTCTTCGGCGGTCAGGTTCGGTGAACACGGGTCGCGGCGCTTGCCCGTTAGGACAAACATCACATCGAAGTCTGCGGCCGCGAGAGCAGCCAAGACCTCTCCGCCAGGAATCGACGAGCCGCGTTCGCAGCGGCCCCAGTACTCGCGGGACACCCCTCCGACTTCGGCGGCTTCCGCCTGACTCCAACCGCGTTCTTTCCGGGCCTCCTTTAGACGCTCGAAAAAAAGTAATCCATTGATCACAAATACTCCTTGCAAAAGAGATCAATAAGTCCCACAATCAACCCCACACCACGGCGAACACCAACCAACAGCCACGCGCCAAGCCAAAAAAATGACCTCTAGCGAATCCCAGGTTTTTCAGCCACGTCAGGCGGGCGAACTCCCAGCGGCACAGGGCACGCCTGTTCCAGCACAGTCAGTGCCGCATCCATACCTTCAGCGGCAGCTGAGCCGTCTGGCTGCGCTTGGTTTTGCGAGCCAAGCCCTTGCCATTGCGTTCGGAACACCTGTGCAAATGCCCTGGCGTCTGGATGTGTCGCCACCAAAGCGCTTATCGCGCAGAGCAGTACCGACGCCTGCCCTAGTTGGTATTCGAGTTCGCCGCCTTGCACGCCAACTGCGGCAGCGAGCGCTCTGACTTGTTCTTCCGCCACGCCGTCCCCTGACCTTTGATTTGTTTCAAACCGCAATCTACCACTGACCACCACACATGAAGCGCCACCCCGCCACCGCCAGCACGCCCGCCGCACCCTTGCGCGTGCCATTTCCACAGACGCCGCAGTCCGCCGCCGCCTGGTGCAAGGCCCAGGGCATCACGGTGGCTGGCCTGGCCCGTGCCCATGACCTGCCGCGCCCCATCCTGGTGGACCTGCTGCGCGGCAAGCTGGTCGGCAACTATGGCCAGGCCCACCGCGCTGCCATCGTGCTGGGCCTGAAGCCCCAGCCGCAGGATGCCGCTGAGCTGGAGCTGGCAGCATGAAGCCGCGTTTCAAGCTCCGCCTGGACGGCACTCTGGTCTTCGTGGGGAAGTCGCCCGAACAGGTTCGCAGCGAGATGCTGTTCAGAGGGATCACCATCGCCCAATGGTCGCGCGAGAACAACGTGCACCACAGCCTGGTGCGGGAGATCCTGGCCGGCCGCAAGAAATGCATGCGCGGCATGAGCCGCAACATCGCCGTGCTGCTAGGCATGAAAGAAGGCCTCATCACCACGCGCCCCGGCCGCGTGGCTCCTGCAGGCCGCCTGATTGAGCCCCGCCTGGTCGGAGCGCAGGCATGAGCGCGCTCACCCGCCTCCAAGCCCAGGCCTTGGCCGCCCAGCTCATGGCCGCCCACCGAGCGCAAGTAGCTCGTCTGCAAGGGCTTCAAGCGCTGCTCGCGGCGCCTCAGCGTCCGGCGACTTCAGCACCGAGGCCAGCATGAGCAAGTCCGCCCGTACCTCCTGCGCCGCACCCAGCCGCTTGAGCAGCAGCTTGAAGGCATTGCGCAAGGCCAGCCGCTCGGCCTCCATGAGCTGCAGCTGCTTGTGGACTTCCGCCAGCGCTTGCGCCAGGGCTTCTTCCTTGGTCATGGTGGGGGTCTCCTTGGGTGGCTGGTTGCCGTGTGTTTTGCGAGTCATGTCGCCACTGTGGCAGCAGGCCTGCGCCACAACCAGATGCAGCCAGGCGATTTGTTTGGACGCCCTGTTGCTGCCCGCCCGGAGGGCTTTCCAATGAGCCGCCGCAATTGGAAGACCTACCAACCCGCCAGCCTGCGCGATGCGCTCAAGGCCTGCAAAGACTTTGCGCTGGAGCGCCAGCAACTCAGCGTGGAGCGCATCGCCGAACGCATGGGCCTGGAGGATCACTGGGCGCTCTACAAATGGATTGCCAACGGCCGCATGCCCCTGGTGAATGTGCATGCCTATGAGCATGCCTGCGGCTGCTGCTTCGTCACGCGCTGGCTGGCGGCCACGGGCAACAAGCTGCTGGTGGACATCCCGCGCGGCAAGGCCCCGCAAGCGGGCGAGCTGATGGCGCTCAACGCCGGCTGCGCCCAGGCCTTGCAGCTGCTCACCAACTTCTACGCCGCCAACGGCCAGGCCGACCCGGCCGCCACGCTGGAGGCGCTTCGCACCCACCTGGAGCAGGTGGCCTATCACCACAAGAACGTGGCCGCCTACGCCGCGCCTGAACTGGAGTTTTGAACGCCATGCCCGACATCTACAAGCCCCTGCCGCCGGCCTTCGTGCCCGTGGCGGTTGATACCACCGAGATGTTCAATGCCGGCCGCACCGTGGGCGTGACCCATCACCAGCGCAGCGGCGATGTGAACCTGTGCAACTACTCGGATGGCAGCTACATCTCACTGAAGTTCACCCGCGACGAGGCCCAGGCCCTGCTCGCCGAACTGCAGCGCGTGCTGGCTTTGCCGACGAAAGCCGCCGCATGAGCGCCTCCAGCGACAAGGCCCTGTCCGCCCCCATCCGCAAGAGCTGCGATCTGTTCCGCTTGCTGGCCGGCCATGTGGTGCTGGGCCTGGCCCCGGGCGAGATCGCCAAGGGGCTGGACGTGTCACCCAGCTGGGTCTCGGTCAACCTGCCCGCCCTGGCCGCTGAAACCGGCTTCGTCGAGCAAGTGCCCGGCACCAATCGCTGGCGCCTGGGCCCGGCCCTGGCCCGCATCGGCATCACCGTGGCTACAGAACTCAACGCCGCCCGCCAGAACCTCGACGAGCTGAGCCGTCGCTACGCAACCCCACTTTGACTGACAACACACACAACATCATGGCCCGCAAACCCACACCCGCCCCCGAGATCACCGAAACCGCCATCGTGCCCGGCACCCTGGAGGCTGACACGGCCGCCGCCAACACGCTGGCGCTGGCACGCCTCGAACAGGGCAAGCGCGTTATCGCGATGGCTCAGCACCTGAACTATGAGGGCGGCGTTGACGCGGCCGTGCTGGAGAACTCGGCAAGGGATGCGATCAAGCGCATTGGCGCAGGCATCTTCGAACTAGGCGGCTACTTGCTGCTGCTCAAAGAGGCGTGCGGGCATGGTCAATTCCTGCCTGCTCTGGAGCGGCTCAACCTCGCGCCACGAGCAGCTCAGCAGTACATGGCCGTAGTACGGCGGTTCGCCACAAATACGAAGTTGACTTCGCATTTGGGTGGCGGGAACTCGACCCGACTGGTCGAACTCCTGCCCCTCGACGATGAGCAGCTCGAAGACCTGACCGAGCTAGGTCAGACCGGTGAACTGGCCCTGGACGACGTGGCCACCATGTCCGTGAAGCAACTGCGCGCCGCAGTCCGCGAAGCCAAGGCCGACAAAGACGCCGACGCTGCCTTGCTGGAAAAAAAGAACGCCCGCATTGACAAGCTGGAGCGCGATCTGCAGCGCGTCAACAAGCTGGCACCCGACGATCAACTGGCCCTGGTGAAGAAAGAAGCCACCGCCATCGCGGCCGATGCCGAGGGCGCCATCCTCGGCGGCCTGCGCCAGGCGCTGATCAAGCTCAGCAATCACGGCGACAGCGCCCCGCAACACGTCTTCATGGCCGGCCTGGTCGGCCAGGTGCAGGCGCAGCTCACCGCGCTGCGCGCTGAGTTCAACCTGCCCGATGCCTCCAGCCTGGCCCAGCAGGAGCTCGCCGCCGAAGTGGCCGAGTGGGCCTTCCCCAAGGACAAGGACTGAGCGATCCATGGCTCTGAACGCCGTCACCACGCAGCGCCTGGTCGCGGTGGCCCAGGCCGCTGCTGCGGCGGGGCCCGGCGGCAAGGGTCACATCTACGCCGCCGCCTGCGCCGAGCTGGGCATCAGCCTGGCCACGCTGCACCGCCACCTCAACAAGGTCACCATGAAGCCCGAACGCAAGCAACGATCCGACGCCGGCGCCGTCTCGCTCACCCGGGATGAGGCCAAGGCCATCAGCGCCTTGCTGATCACCAGCCAGCGCAAGAACAACAAGCGCCTGCTCTCCATCGGCCAGGCCGTGGAGATCCTGCGCGCCAACAGCGAAGTCCGCGCTGAGTTCCTGGACGAGGCGACAGGCGAGCTGCGCCCCTTGTCCGACTCGGCAATAGCCCGTGCGCTGCGCGTGCATGGCATGCACCCAGACCAGCTCAATCGCCCCACGCCCGCCGTCGAACTCAAAAGCCTGCATCCCAACCATGTCTGGCAGATCGACGCCAGCCTGTGCGTGCTGTACTACCTGCATGCCGAGACCGAGCGCGAAGCCGGCCTGCAGGTGATGGAGCGCGAGCGCTTCTACAAGAACAAGCCTGCCAACCTCAAGGCCATCGAGCGCGACCGGGTTTGGAGTTATGAGGGCACCGACCACAACAGCGGCGGCCTGATGCTGAACTATGTGCTGGGCGCCGAGAGCGGCACCAACCTGGCCGAGAGCTTCATCGAGTTCATCCAGCAGCGCCAGGTCATTCACGGCGTGCCGCTGATCCTGATGATGGACATGGGCTCGGCCAACACCAGCGGCTTGTTCAAGAACCTGGCGCGCCGCCTGCAGGTCAAGCTCATCCCACACATGCCGGGCAATGCGCGCGCCACCGGCCAGGTCGAGAACGCCCGCAACATCATCGAGCGTAGCTTCGAGCCCGCGCTGCGCTTGATGCCGGTGGCCGACCTGGCCGAGCTGAACGCCCAGGCCCGCCGCTGGTCCGATTGGTACAACGCCCACAAGGTTCACAGCCGCCATGGCCGCACCCGGGCCGAACAGTGGATGACGATTCAGCCCGCCCAGCTGCGCCTGGCGCCGGCGCCCGAGCTGTGCCGCGAGCTGCTGACGCATGAGCCCGAGTCGCGCAAGGTCAGCGACACCCTGACCGTGCAGTTCAAGGGTCGCGAGTTCGATGTGCGCGGTGTGCCCGGTGCCATGGTGGGCGAGAAGGTGCTGATCACCTTCAGCCCCTACGCCTCCGACACCGCCGCCATCGTGAACGTGGATGCCGAGGGCAATGAGCTGCTGCACACCATTCCGCTGGTGGCCCGCGACGACGCCGGCTTCCGCGAGGACGGCAATGTGATCGGCGAGGACTACCGCCGCCCGGCCGACACCCAGCTCGACACTAACCGCAAGGAGGTGGAGCGTTTCGCCTGGGACGCCCAGACCGACGCCGAGGCCGAAGCCAAGAAGAAGGCCAGGGCCGTGCCCTTTGGTGGCCGCATCGACCCCTACAAGCCCATCGAGCAGGCGCCCGAACGCACCTTCTTGCCGCGCCGCGGCACCGAGCTGCGGCCGGCCGTGGTCACCCAGGCCGCCCCAGCCCGCGTGCTCAGCCACTTCGAGGTGGCCGCCGAGCTGGCGCGCCGTGGCACCCAGCTGAGCGCAGAGCGCCATGCGTTGATCCGCGCCTGGCACCCCGACGGCGTGCCCGAAGACCAGCTTGACGCCCTGGCTGATCGGCTCACCGTGCGCGCCGGCCTGCGCGTGGTGGCAGGAGGTGGGGCATGAGCCGGCCGATAAAGATCACGCCGACGGTGTTGGAACGGGCGCGCCAACTGCGTGAGCAGGGACTCACGCATCGTCAAGTTGCCACCGAACTGGGCATTTCCTACGACGCCGTCAGGAAGGCTGCGGGCGACCGCTACCGCAATGCCTTTTTACCGGTGGGAAAAACCCCCTGCAAGCCCGCAAAAGCCGCCGCCCATACCGAGGTCGCACCCAAGCAAAAAAACGGCTCTATGGCCGCCCTGAAAGAAGTTGGCCCCGACGTGGTGGAACACGCCGAGGCCGATCCATCCGCTGAACCCAATCAACAAGAGGACGCAACCATGCTACTGCAGAATCAATCACTCACTCCCGAGGCCCGCGAGCACTTCCGTTTGCCGCGCAGCCCTTTCGTTGATGACGTGCAAACGCCCGACGATGTGTTCCAGAGCCCCAGCGTGCGCTATGTCCGCGCCGCGCTGATGGACGCAGCCAACCACCACGGCTTCATCGCCGTGGTGGGCGAGAGCGGCGCGGGCAAGTCCACGCTGGCCGAGGATCTGGAAGAACGCATCAAGGCTGCTGGCCGCGAGGTGCTGGTGATCCGCCCCTATGTGTTGGCGATGGAGCAGAACGACGCCAAGGGCAAGACGCTCAAGAGCAGTCACATTGCCGAGGCCATCGCCGCCGCGCTGGATCCGCAGCTCAAGGTCAAGAGCAGCCCGGAGGCCCGCTTCGCCCAGGTGCATGCCTTGCTCAAGGCCAGCCGCCGCGCGGGCCGCCGCCACCTGCTGCTGATCGAGGAGGCTCATTGCCTGCCCACCGCCACGCTCAAGCACCTGAAGCGTTTTCTGGAATTGAAGGATGGCATGCAGCGCTTGCTGGGCGTGGCCCTGATCGCCCAGCCTGAGCTGCGCGACCGGCTGGGCAGCCAGAACGCCGAGGTGCGCGAGGTGATGCAGCGCTGCGAGATCGTTGAGCTCAGCCCCCTGGATGCCGACCTCGAAGGCTACCTGCGTCACAAGTTCGCGCGCTTCGACTTGAAGTTCGAAGACGTGTTCGCGGCCGATGCGGCCGATGCGATCCGTGCCCGCCTGGTGCACATGCCGCGCGGCGGCAAGCTCGGTGATGCGCGCAGCATCTGCCACCCGCTGGTGGTCAACAACCTAGTGTCCCGCGCCATGAATGCCGCCGCCCGCGCCGCCTGGCCCCAGGTGGACGCCCAGGTGATCGCGGGGTGCTGAGCCATGGTCCTCTACCTGATCACCTTCACTCTGCGCGACGGCTCGCAACGCGAGCACCAGGGCTTGTATGCCTGCGGCATCGACGCCGTGATCGGTGTCATGGAAGTTTTCCCCGATGCAAAGCGCATCAGCGCCAGAAGGATCTCTCAATGAACCCTGCAGCCAAGCGCCACCCCTTCGCCCCGGGCGTCATCGTCTGTTGTGCTCGCCGCTCTGCCCGGCGGCGTGTGCAAGCCTGGTGCTGCAGTCTCGTGCTGCTGGCTCTGACGCTGGGCCTGGCCCTGCTGGCCGCGGGCGGTCACCTGGCGCTGCTGAACCTGGGAGTGCCGGCGTGAGCGGTGATTTGTCTTGCCCGGTCTGCGGCACGGAGTTGAGCCTGGGCGTGCTGTTTGCCGAGGCCGATGCCCAGCAGGCTTTTGCCCGCCTGGCCGCCGTGAGCATTCCGCTGGGCGCCCGGGTCATGCAATACCTGACCCTGTTCACGCCGCCCAAGTCCCGGCTCACCGTGGCCAAGCAGGTCAAGCTGGTGCTGAGCCTGCTGCCCGACCTGGAGCGCCAGGCCATTGCATCCAAGGGTCGGGAGTGGACCGTGCCGCACGCGCTCTGGGCCCAGGGCATCGACCAGATGCTGGCCGCCCGCGATGCCGCTCGCCTGGACCTGCCGATGAAGGGTCATGCCTATCTCTACGCCATCCTGGCCGGTCTGGCCGACCGCCATGAAGGCGAGGCTGAGAGCAAACGCGAAGCCGCACGCAAAGCGCAGACCCGGCCGGGTCAGGCCGAGGGCGCGGCCAGCCTGGCCTCCTTGCTGCCCACCATGCCCACAGCGAGCAGTGGCCCGGTGCCGCTGTGCAGCGACGAGCAGATCAAGAAAGCCGTGCCCATGCCCGAGGCCCTGCGCGCCCAGTTGCTCAAGCGCCGACCTGGTTGACGCCCCCACGAATACCGACTGAAACCCTGATTTCTCTACCCAATCACCACCAACCCAAGGAGCAAAACTCATGGCAACCCGCATCAAAGCCAAAGCCGCCGTTCAGGTGCCCCAAACCAAGACCGACTGCGCGGCTGACATCAAGCTGATCGGCGACCTGCAGCGTGATTTCGAACGCCAACGCGCCGAGATGAACGATCAGATCGCCGAGATCACCAAGCAGTACCAGCCCGGTCTGGAAGCCCTGCAGGGCCGACTGCTGGTGCTGCAAGAGGGCGTGCAGTCCTTCTGCGAAGCCCACCGCGAGACGCTTTGCGGCAAGGGCAAGACCGCCAACCTGGTCACCGGCGAGGTGTGCTGGCGCCAGCGCCCGCCCAGCGTCAGCATTCGCGGTGCCGACTCTGTGATGGATACCCTGCTGCGCATGGGCCTGGGCCGCTTTGTGCGTGTGAAGAACGAGCCCAACAAGGAAGCCATGCTGAATGAGCCCGACGCTGTGAAGGGCATCGCCGGCATCGCCATCGTGTCGGGCGTTGAGGACTTCGTCATCACCCCCTTCGAGGCTGGGACCGAGGTGGCGGCGTGAGCGGCCACTACGAAGACGAAGCTGCCGTCATTGAACCCCGGGTGACGGGCGCTTACGGCCCCTTGCGCTGCGAGCACGGCGCCCTGTTGGCCTTCCGCTGCGAACTCTGCTGGCCCGTGGCGCCGCCCGCGCCGGAGCCCAAGAAGATCCAGATCGGGCCGCTGGACGTTTAACCCCCAACTTGCACCCGAACGCAAACCGAACTCCCTGATCGAGTGGCCAGCCAGCCCTCGGTTTTTCCCGGCGCAGTACGGCTGGGGTTTTTTCAAGCTGCTCTCGCCCGGTGGGCAGTTTGAACAAGCTGCAAAGGTAAAGAACATGGAACGCAAGCCCCTCACCCAAGCCACGGACGCCCGCGCACGCCTGGTCAAGATCATCCACGTGGCCCGCCGCGAGTTGCAGCTGGAGGAAGGCACCTACCGCGAGCTGCTGGTCTGCGCGGGCGGCGCCAGCTCCACCAGCGAGATGGACATTCCAGCCCTGGATGCGGTGCTGGCTCACCTCAAGAGCAAGGGCTTCAAGGTGCGAGCGACGGCCAAGGCCGGTGCGAAAGGTAGGCCCGACCGCCGCCAAGACAGCAGCGTGAGCGCCCGCAAGGTCCGTGCGCTGTGGCTGTTCCTGGCCGACCTGGGCGTCGTGCGCGACCCGTCTGAGCGGGCGCTGGCGGCCTACTGCAAACGCATCGCCAAGGTCGATGACTTGCACTGGGCCCGGCCCGACCAAATGCATGACTTGATCGAGACTTTGAAAAAATGGGCCATGCGTTTCCTGCCAGCCGCCATTGAGGCGTTGAAGGTTCAGGCCGCCGCAGAACATCGCCGCCAACCCTTCGACCCAGAGCTGGCCCTGGGCCTGCAGCGCGCCGTCCAGCGCGCTCTGGACGGCAGCTTTGATGCCAATAGGGCTGCGTGGGCGGCTCTGACCGAAGCCTTGAACGATGCGCAAGAAAAGGCACAGGCGCTGGTGCAGGTGCTGACGCAGGTGCAGGACCTAGGAGACCAGCCATGAATGCCCAGCGCCGTTTTGTTTCCGCAGCCGAGATGGCTGTGCTGGAAGCCCAGCTCCCCGCCGGCATGGCCGAGGGCATGCGCGACCTGGCGCTGTGCCTGTATGAGGCGTTGGTGCTGGTCGATGTGCGCGCGGGCCAACCCGCACCGACCGACACCTGGCTGGCCCAACTCGGCACCTGGACGCAGCAGGTGCTGGCTCAGATGCAGCACCTGGCGCAGGAAATGGGTGGCCGTGGCGGCATCTACATTGCCAAAGGCCTGATTGCCCAGCTGTCGGTGCGCGATCGCGAGATGTGCGGCAAGTTCCGCGGCAACAACTACCGCGAACTGGCACACGAATACAGCCTGACCGAGATGCGCGTCCGTCAGATCGTTGACGCCTGGCAGCGCGAACAGTTCGCCGCGCGCCAGGCCCGCCTGCCTGGCTTGGAGGAGAACTGAATATGGACTTGACGCTGCCTCTCAAAGCGGAGTACTTCGACGCCATCAAGAACGGGACCAAGGTCGAGGAATATCGCCTTTGCTCGCCACACTGGCGCCGCCGCCTTGAGCACCGAACATTTGACCGTGTGGTGCTGACCCTGGGCTACCCACGCAAGGGCGATGAATCGCGCCGTCTTGTCCTACCTTGGCGCGGCATGCGGGTGACGACAATCACGCACTCGCATTTTGGCCCCGCCCCGGTGCTGGTCTACGCAATCCGCGTAGCCCCCGAGACCCCGCTAAATCCGGATGATGACTACAGCCACGCCGCCGAGGATTCGGCCAATAAGCGATCGCTGGAAGTCAGGCGTGCACGCGGTCAGGCTTGGCCATTCCCGTTCTAGGACTGCTGCGCAGCGGCCTATTCCTTTGCGCCCGGCTGTGAAGCCCAGCGCCCAAAAACACTAAAGCGTTTTACTCGGCCCCGGCGCCCGCCCGGCACGACATTGGGGGCATGCAAGCCGCCAAGCCCAACCCCACACTGCCCGACGGCATCGAGATCTTCCGCTCCGGCACCCGCACCGCTGAGAACGGACAGGTCTACACCATCACCGATGCCGACGTAGCCGCCACCGCTGCGGCTTACGACCCCTCCCTGCACGAAGCGCCGCTGACCGTCGGCCACCCCGAAGGCGACCATCCCGCCTATGGCTGGGTGCGCCGCCTGGTCGCCGAAGACGGTGTACTCAAGATCGCCGAGCACGACCAGGTCGAACCGCAGTTCGCCGAGATGGTGCAGGCCGGCCGCTTCAAGAAGCGCAGCGCCGCCTTCTATCACCCCACCGACACCACCAACCCCAAGCCGGGCATCTGGTATCCGCGCCATGTGGCCTGGCTCGGCGCGCAGCCGCCGGCGGTCAAGGGGCTCAAGGACGTTCAGTTTTCCGAGGCGGCCCCGGCAGTCTCGTTCTCCGAACCCATCGCTCAATCTACTCAACCCACCCCAACCACTCAGGAGCAAGACGATATGACCACGGAACTCCAGGCCCAGCTCGACGCGGCAAACGCCAAGCTCGCTCAGGCCCAGGCCGACGCCGAGGCGGCCAAGAAGAAGGCGGCCGACGCCGAGGCACAAGCCGTCCAGTTTGCCGAGAAGGCCCGGGCCGACCGCAAGGCGCAGCTGGTGAGCTTTGCCGAGGCCCAGGTGCAGGCCGGCCGGCTGTTGCCCAAGGACAAGGACATGGCCGTGGCCACGCTGGTGGCGCTGGACGCAGCCGCGCCCGTCGAGTTCAGCGAAGGCAATACCACGCGCAAGCTCAGCCCGGGCCAATGGCTGCAAGACCTGATCACGGCCGCCGCGCCCAAGGTGCAGTTCGGCGAGTTCGCGCCCGGCAATGCCACGGCCCAGGCCGGCGGCGCCAAGGGCAAGAGCGATGCCGAAATCGACCAGGCCGCACGCGCCTATGCCGCCCAGCACAAGGTCAATTACTCGGAAGCCCTGCGCGCCGTGACCTCGTTCGCCGCCTGAGCACCTGACCCACCTCTATACCCACACAAAAGGAGTGCATCGCCATGATGACGCCCGCCGAGATTCGCCTGAAACAAAACCCCATCCTGACCAACCTGCTGCTGGGTCTGGGCCAAGGCACCTTCATTGCCGAGGCGCTGTTCCCGCGCCTGCCGCAAACGCTGTCGGCCGTGACGCTGGCCCAGGCTGGCGATGAGCGCTTGCGCCGCTACAACCTGCGCCGCGCGCCCGGTAGCGCAACCAAGCGCGTGGACATTCGCTACGACGACAAGACCTACACCGTCAACCAGTACAGCGTGGAGGTGCCGATCCCGCGTGAGCTGCTGCGCGAAGCCGACGAAAGCCGCAAGCTCAACGTGGGCAACTATCTGGATGTGAGCCGTATCGCGATGGCCACGGCCAACGACATCCTGCTGCTGGACTACGAGCTGGAAGTGGCGGGCCTGGCCACCACCGTGGGCAGCTACGCGGCGGGCCATGTGCTGGCCCTGGCCGGCGCCACCAAATGGAGTGCCGCGACCGGCACGCCGGTGACCGACATTCGTGCGGCTTCCGAGACCATCCGCAAGAAGATCGGCAAGCGCCCCAACACGCTCACCTTGAGCGCTGATGCTGCCCAGGCGCTGCAGACCAACGCCGAGGTGAAGAGCTACCTGCCCAGCACGCAAATGGGCCCGGCCACGCTGGATCAGCTCAAGACCATTCTGAATGTGCAGACCATCCAGGTCGGCGATGCGGTGGTGATTGGCAGCGATGGCGTGGGCTCCGACGTCTGGGGCAATAACGCCGTGCTGGCCTATGTGCCCAAGATCGGTGCTGGCGGCAGCAGCGACATCAGCCTGGCCGAACCGGCCTTTGGCTTCACCAACGTGCTGGAAGGCCACCCATTCGCCGAGACGCCGTACTACGACCCTGGCGCCAAGAGCTGGATCTACGGCGCCACCTATGAGCGCCAGGCCAACGTGGCTTACAACAACGCCGCCTTCTTGTTCGCCAATCCGAAGTAACACCTCGCCGCCGCCGCAAGGCCCTCACGGGCCTGCTGGCACCCCGTGGGCCCGGTTGCCCACGGGGTGGCCCAGCGAAGCGATTGACCCATAGAAAGGACTTTGCAATGACGCTATTGATTGCCCTGGTCGCCACGGCCGTAGTCGTGAATGGTGCCCGAGTCGTCATCCAGCCTGGCCAGCCCCTGCCTGATTTGAGCGAGCACGATGCCCAGGCCCTGAAAGCCAGCGGCGCGGCCGCTGATCCGACGCGGGACGATCTGGACAAGCAGGCCGCCGCCGACGCGGCCCAGCGCCACGCTGCCGCCTTCCAGGCCGAGCGTGAGCGCGTGCAGGCCGAGCTTGCGTCCACCGCCACCGAGCCCGCGCAGGAGCAAGTGCAAGAGCCACAGACGCCCGCGCAGGAGCAAGTGCAAGAGCCACAGACGCCCGCGCAGGAGCAAGTGCAAGAGCCACAGACGCCCAGCACGCCGCCTGCCGACAAGCCCACCAAGAAGCGCTGATCCCACGCCCACGTTAGGAGCCCCACACCATGCCTTCTCAAAACAACAGCGGCCGCCAGTACGACAAGAGCCATGCCATCACCATCGTGGCCATGGTGGCCATTGCCGCAAACCGATTCGTCGCCTACGACGGTGGCTATGCCACGGCCGCTGGCGGTGTCAAAGACAGCCAAGGCATCAGTGAGAGCGCAGCGGCGGTCAACGAAGCCTTCCAGGCCGTCACTCGCTACAGCTTCCCGGTCGAAGTGTCCGAGGCCGTGGCCTTTGGCGACTACCTCAAGCCAGCGGCGGACGGCTCTGGCCGCGCTGCAGTGGGAACCGCCACGGTGCACTGCGCCCGTGCCTTGGGTGCTGCTGCGGCCGGCCAACTGGTCGAGGCGCAGATCGTCACTCACCGCAACGCCTAAGCGCAGGGCACCCGCGATGAACTACGCCACCGTTCAGGACATGATCGACCGTTTTGGTGAACTGGAGCTGATCCAGCTCACCGCCGGCGCGGGCGCTGTGGTGGTTGATGCCACCAAGCTGGAGCGCATGCTGGCCGACGCCCAGGCGCATATCGACGGCTACGTCGGCCTGGTCTATGCATTGCCGCTGCTCGGCTGCGTAAAGCCGGCGCCCACGCCACAGCAACCCACCGCGACCGAGCTGGTGCCGCCGCCACTGCTGGTGCGCATGGCCTGCGACGTGGCGCGCTACTACCTGTATGACCAGGTGGCGCCCGAGCATGAGGTGTTCGTGCGCTTCAAGACCGCCCAGCGAGATCTGGAAGCCATCGCTGCGGGCAAGGCCGTGCTGGCCTGCCCCTGGGGTGGCGAGCCGGGCCCGCAGATCACCGGCGCGGTGTCGGGCGAATGCGAGGTGATGCATTCGTTTTCACCGCGCTACATCACCGACGACAGCCTCGCCGGCTACCGCTGAGCATGAGCGCAGTCCACCCGAACAACTTCCTGGCGCCGGAGCCTCACATCGTGGCCCGGCTCCAGGCCGCGCTGGCCGGCCTGCAGCCAGCCGTCCATGTGCTGACCGAGGCCGAGCTGGCCGACGTGAAGGAACAAAGCCAGCTCGTGCCCGCCGTGCATGTGATCTGGAACGGCTTTCGGGTGCTGGAGGCTGGGGCCCTGGGCCGCAAGGCTCGGCTGGAGCACAGCTGGCTGTGCGTGGTCGCGGTGCGTAACGTCGCCGGGGCCCGCCACGGCGCGGCGGCGCGCCAGGAAGCCGGGGAACTGATCGCGCGGGCAGGCGCCGCGCTGGCTGGCTTCAAGCCGCCCAATGCCGCCACGCCCATGCAACTGGCCCCTGGCCCGCGCGGCAGCGCAGGCAAGGGCTTTATGTATGTGCCGCTGGCTTTCACGGTCGAGACGATCTTCAGCAGCGGCCAGTAACCCAACTGTCTTACTTCAAACCAAGGAATTCTCCATGCCAACTCCGCAAGTGATCACCCGCAAGGTTTACAAACCTGCCCTGACCGTGGGCCAGCTCTATGCCCGTGCCTACGGCAGCACCGGCCTGATGCTGCCGCTGGGCAATGTGCTGAACCTGGAGCTGGCCCATGCCGAAGACGTGCAGAAGCAACCGGACTTGACACGCCTGGGCGGCGGTACCTACGCCGAGGTGCGCCGCGTCAGCGATGTCACGATCAGCGCCGCCCTGGCCGATTTGAACGTCGTCAATCTGGCGCGTGCCACCTTGTCCACTGTTGCTGAAACCGATGCGGGCACTGCGGCGGATCAACCAATCACGCTTTACCGCGGTGGCCTGATCCCGCTGCCTCATGTTCTGCTGTCGTCCGTGGTGATCACCAAGGACACAGCGCCTGGCACACCGCTGGCTGCGGCTGGCAATTACGAGGTGCGGCCCGAGGGCATCTGGGTCTACGACAACGCGCCTGGCGTGACGGATGGCGACGCCGCCAAGCTGAGTTACAGCTTTGCCGGTCAGGCCGTGCTGGAGGCGCTGACCACCAAGGCCGCCGAGTTGCAACTGCGCTTCGGCGGCCTGAATGAGGCCGACGAAGGCAAGCCGGTGGTGGTGGACATCTGGCGCGCCAGCCAGGGCGTGACCAAGAGCCTGGGCCTGCTGACCGGCAAGTTCGGACAGCTGGATGTGACCGGCACCCTGATGGCCGACCAGACCAAGATCGGCGCGGGCATCAGCCGCTTTTATCGGACCACGATGGTTTGATGAAACCACACCGGGTCACACGACCCGGCTTTTAGCGGCGCAGGGTGCGCCGTGGCAACTGAGCGGGTTGGACTGTGACGATCTGCCCCAGCAGCCAAATCACATAACCCGCTGTCAGTACGACGGCCATTCCCATCAATGCGGCGCCCAGCCAGAACGACCCTGCAAACGACAGGACCGACAGGCATAACACGAAGGCGATGAGGCGGGGCATGGGCAGATTCTAAACAAGGCCCCGCCCATCGTCCAGGCACAGCATGAGCAGCAACCACTCCATCGGTATCGACATCAAGGCCGGCGTGCAGGGCCAGGAGTCCGTGGCCGCACTGACCGTTCGCCTGGACGATATGGCCAAGGTGTTGAAGGGCGACCTTCAGCTGCAGGCCCAGCAAGCGGCACAGAAGCTGCGTGAGCTGGCCCAGCAGCAAGAGGCGCTGAACACCTTCGAGCGGCTCAAACGCGAGTCAGTCGCCGCAGCGGCAGCACTCAAATCTGCCGAGAAAGAAGTCGAGGCGTTTGGCCGGCAGATTGCCGCTGCTGGCCCACCAACGGCCCAAGAGGCCGCTGCCTTGCAAAAGCTGCAGACTGCCGCTGATACCGCGCGTCAGGCGGTGCAGCGGCAAAACGCTGCGCTGACCGAGGCTACCGCTGAATTACAGCGTCATGGGGTGGCAGCTACCAGCACCCAGGCCGCTCAACAGCGTCTGGCCGCCGAATTGGCCCAAACTCGTGCGAACGCGGCCGCCCTGGCGCCGGCTTACCAGAGTGCTGCGGCCAGCTCTGTAGCAGCGGGTGAGACCATGGTGCGCACCCACCGCGCGGTGGGCGAGGGTGTCAGCTCCATCAGCGAGCAGTTGCAACGCGTGCAGAACGGCTACCTGGCACTGCAAGGCCTGGGTGGCCTGGGCGCCATGATTGGTGACGTCGCCCGCACGGCGGACGCCTACAACAGCCTGGCGGGCCGCATCAAGCTCGTTACGGGTGAGGGAAAAGCATTCGAGCAGGCCCTGGCAGGCGTGCAGCAGGTGGCGATAGAAACGCGCTCTGATCTGGACGCCACGGCTCAGCTTTTCACCAAGATCCTGGAGATCGGTAAGGCCTCTGGCATGAGCCAGGAAATGGCTTTGTCTCTGACCCAGACCATCAACCAGGCGATCCAGATCACTGGCGGCAGCGCCGCTTCGGCCAGCGCAGCCATCACCCAGCTGGTGCAAGGTCTGCAGTTGGGTGTGGTGCGCGGTGATGAGTTCAACAGCATCATGGAGCAGGCGCCGCGCCTGGCTCAAGCCATGGCCGACGGCCTGGGTGTCACCAAGGGCGAGCTGCGTGGCATGGCCGAGCAAGGCCAGCTCAGCGCCGAGGCTGTGCTGCGGGCGATGCGCATGCAAAGCGAAGGCGTGGCGGCCGAGTTCGCCAAGCTACCGCCCACCATTGGTGGCGCACTGCAAAACCTGTCCACGGCCTGGATGGTTTATGTCGGCGAAACCGACAAGGCCTCGGGTGCTAGCAAGACCGCTGCGCAGGCGATCAATTTGCTGGCGAAGAATCTGGATGGGCTGATCGGATTGTTGGGCGATGTTGCACAAGCCGGCGCCGGGTTCATTGCCTTGCGTCTCGCACAGCACTTCATGGGTGTCAGCACGGCAGCGCAGGCGGCCGCCGTACAGGTAGCTGCCAGTGCGACAGCCATGAAAGGCGCCGAAGCAGCGGCTGTCGGTGCGGGCGCTGGCGTGAGCCGCTTTGCCGGTTTGTTGGCGGGTCTGCGAGCCTTTACCTTGGTTGGCCTGGTCACGAACTTCAAGGACATCGGCACCTGGATAGGCGAGAGCGCCGCCAAGCTGATGGGATACAAAGATCGCACCGCCGAGCTGGCCGCGCAGGAAGCCGCGCTGAACAAGGAACTGGCAGAACGTCAGGCTTTGCGTCAGCGGGAAATGGATTTGGCTAAGGCCCATGAGAACGCGCTGTTTGGCGTATCCAAGGCCGGCGCCGGGCTGATTGCCCAGTTTGACGAGCTCACAAAAAAGGGCACAAACGTCGATGAGGCCATCAGCCAGATCGGCAAGAAGTTCGACCTGGCCAGTCTGCCTGGAATCCAGAACGCTGCGGCCGTGCTGGACAAGCTGAAGGCCGATGGCAAGCTGTCGGCCGAGCAGTTCCAGCAGGCCTGGGCGGATGCACTCAAAGGCCAGGACCTGCTGGCCTTTGAAACCAAGTTTCGCGCCAGCATGCTGGTGCTGGAACAACAGGCCGAGGAAGCGGCTGCCAAACTCAAAAGCGCGATCGAGCGCGGTGTGGCCGGTGCGGAGCTGAAGGCACTGGAGACTGCCGCTCGCGAAGCGCTCAGTGCTGTCGGGCGCGAGACGGAACGCACCGCCCAGGTCATGGATGCAACATTGCGCGAAGCCATCCAGCGCGCCGGCCTGGACTTTGCTGTAATCAGCGGCGGCATGTCCAAGGCCTCAGTCAGCGCGCTCAACGACATCGAGGCGGTTGTGGCTGGCCTGGATCGCATGAAGGCCCAGGGCATTGACACCGGCACTGTACTCAGCGCCAGCATCAGCAAGGCCATCAATAGCGCTGACTCGCAAAAGTCCATAGACGCGGTGATAGCCCGCATCGAATCGCTGCGCAGCAAGCTCGGCGACAAAGTGACAGACGGGTTGCTGGACGATGCTCGCATGCGCGCCAAGGCGCTTAATGACGAACTCGACCGGGCCAAGCCGGGCATCAACAGCTTGGCCGAAGCCATGAAGGTGTTGGGCGTAACCAGCCAGAAGTCCCTGGATGAGACGGCAACCAAGTTCCGAACTGCTTACGAGACCATGCGCAGCTCTGGTACCGCGACTGCTCGCGAGCTGCAAGACGGTTTTCTTAAGTACGCCGAGGCCGCCATCAAGGCCAATGGCGGCGTGGCCAGCGAGTCGCTGAAGACAGAGGCGGCATTGCGCGGTGTCGAACTCTCGGCCGAAAACGCCGGCCGGGCCATCGTCAATGGCATGACCGAAGGCGCCAAGGCCGCCGCTTCCTTGACCGGGTCGATTGAAAGCCAGACCGCCGCCCTGGAGCGTCAGAACGCCACCATCAAGCGGGCCAATGCTGCACGTGAAGAGGCTCTGGCGCTGGAGCGAAAGCGCCTCAACGTCGACAAGGACGGCTTCACCTTGGACTCCAATGGCAACCGCCAGACCATGGGGGGCCAGCTCAAGATTCCAGAGGGCTACTACTTTGACCATGTGGCAGCCAACCAGAATGCGCGCTTCCGGGCTGGCCTGTCCGATGGCTCTGAGTTCATCAAGAAGACCCCGGAGCTGGAAGAAGAAGAGCGGCAGCAGCAGGCCGAGCACCAGGCCAGCTTGAGGGCCCGCGACCCGGCGGAGCGAAACGGCAATGCCGGCTACTCCCTTTTCGGGCCCAAGCCCCCACCGGCACCCGGCCCGCCACGGCCAGATCCTGCGCCGACGCCCAGCCCACGCCCGGTGCCGGCGCCGGCGCCGGCGCCCGCGCCCCGTGTCGTGCATGTCAACGTGACCCTGACGCTCAACGGCAGCTATCACGGCACCGTGCCCACCGACGACCAGGGCGCAGGCGCCATCCAGAGCTTTGTCGAACACCTTTCCACGCTGGCCAAGCGTAGCAACCCGAACTGATCATGAGCAGCCCTATCACCCTGACTGTCGGCACCACCTCGGTGGCCCTGCCTGGCGACCTCTACTGGTCAGACGAAACCGCCTGGCATCCGGTGGCGCAGTCGGTCGAGCGCTCGCTGACGGGCGCCGCCATCATCAGTATCCAGGCGCGCAGCGGCGGCCGGCCGATCACGCTGGAGCCACCCGTGGCGCTGGCCAGTTGGATGCCGCGCTTCACCATCGAGCTTCTCAAGGCCTGGGCCGATCAACCTGGCCAGCAAATGACGCTGACCCTACGCGGCATGGCGCGCACCGTGATCTGGCGCCACCAGGACGGCGAAGTCATGGTGGCCAGGCCAGTGCAGCACTTCGACGATGTGCAGCCCGACGACGCCCATACCGCCACCCTCAAATTCATGGAGATCTGACGTGCCCATTCTCGACAACGACATCAAGATCCTGGCAAGCCAGGTCTTAGCCGACGTGCCTGAAGGGGGCGGCGCGGCCACCGGCATCGTGGTGGCCGATGGTGTCAGCAACAACCTGTTCCCCGACGTCTCGGAGCTCGATCATGTCTACGGCCGTGTTGCTCTCCGCAAGGTGTTTGCCAGCGTGCAAACAGCGAGCCGCGATGTGTTCATGGGCGCGCACGCCATCATTGCCGACGAGCCAGACGATCCCGGCGTGTCGTGCCTGCTGTTCTCGACGAACGATGCGTTTGATACTCGAAACGCCGCCAAAAACCGGATCGAGTCCTACCTGATCCAAGGCCCGGCCTATGCCGGCCAGCTCTTCGGCGACCACATCGCCGGCCAGATGACCGTTGCCGTGGTGCAGCGCGTCGAGGCCCCCGTTCCATCGGTCGGTGAGACCTTGCTTGTGCGCTCGAATGAAGGCCTTCCTACCCAGTTCGAGCAGTACCTGCGCGTGCTGGACAGGACGGCAACGAAGCGGACATTCACCGACGACAAAGGCGATTTTGAACGCGCCATCGTCACAATGTCGGTCAGCGATCAGCTGCGCGCCGACCACCGGGGCTACCAAGCAAGTCGGACGGACTCTGGCGACGCCGCCGGCAAGGCCAAGGTCTACGGGACCACGGTGGCCGATGCAGCCCGCTACTACGGCGTCAAGCCTTTGCTGACCCCGGTGGGCGCAGGCGACCGGACGATCTCCGCCGACGGCATCTTCGTGCCCCTCGTGCCGTCCAGCCGTACCGAAGTCGGCATCGCTGACGCCCGAATGAACCAGCAGTCGGCGGCCCTGCAGGCGGGCACGGTCGAGCCGATCACCATCACTGCCGCAGCGGTGGTCTTCACGGCGGCCAGCGCCCTCTACATCGGCGGCGGCATCTTGCCCGGCTCGCTGCGCCTCACCGTCTCTGGCTCGGTGCTGACGGACTCGGGCGGTAAGCTGATGAGCGGGGCCGTTAGTGTCGGCATCGTCGACTACGCCAACGGCATCGCCTCCCTGGCTACCAACCTGTTCGGCACGGGTGCGGTCAATGTGTCGGCGACCTACTCGCCCTGCGCGCCGGTTCAGATTGCTTCCGAGTCGGTCGGCATCCCCGTGACGGACGCGACCCGCCGGCTGACCTGGGTGCTGCCCGTTACGCCTGCGCCAGCGCCCGGCAGCCTGCAGGTCAGCTATCGCTCGCAGGGGCGGTGGTATGTGCTCTCTGAAGACGGGTCTGGCGCCGTGCGAGGCGCCGACGCTTCCTTCGGCGCGGGCTCGCTGAACTTCAGCACCGGCACGCTGAGCCTGACCTTGGGGTCGCTACCGGATGTCCCTAGCGCGATCCTGCTGGCCTGGGCGCCCGCTGCCGCCGTGGCTGCCGCGCCGCTGCAGAGTCCTGGCGCGACGGCCACCGCCAACGGCGAGCCGCTCCCGACCGCGCCAACTGCGGTCACGTCATCCAGCGCCGAGGTGTTGCTTGCGGTTGCCAGCCCCGGGGCCGGCATCTCGCCCGGCACGCTGACGGTGACCTGGGCCGGGAAGACCGCCACGGACACCGGCGCGGCCGGGGTATTGAGCGGCGACGCGGACGGGGGTGTTAGCTACTCCGACGGCATCGTGAGGTTCTTGCCCAAGGTCTTGCCGCCCAAAGGCACCCAGATCACGCTGAACTTCATAACGTCCCCCCGAGGCACGCCCGCCGACTACACGCTCGGGGCCTTCACCGACGCCGGTGCGGAGTACAGCACGACTCTGGTCGGCACCCTGCCGGTCAAGCAGCGCTCGTTCAAGGCCTCGATCAGCGTGCGCGGCACGCAACGCGTCCACCCCGGCGTCGACTCGACATTCGACACGGGAATTTGGGTCGCAGACGATGGCGCCGGCAAGATCATGTACGCCGGCATCCAGGTCGGCACGATCAACTACGCGACCGGCGCGCTGACGTTCGTCAAGGCGTTCTCGCAATCGCAGCGCGACTCGGTGTTCGCCGAGGTGTCGATCGACGGCACCCCGTCCGGCCCCAAGCGCACCGCGATCACCGGCGTCGAAACGCGCACCGTGACCGTGCCGGTCCTCAATGCCGGCAGCCCATTCCAGCAGGGCTTCGCCATGGTGGCGAGCTGGGTCTCGGGCACCAGCGCCCCCGCGTCCAAGACCGTCTCGCTCGACACGCTGTCTATCGGCTGCCGGCCCGGCACGGGCAAGACGCTCTCGCCGGTCGTCGCGTTCAAGATCGGCGGCACCCGCATGTGCTCTGGCGCGGACGGCCTGCTGGGCGAGAACCCCTCGCTCGCCGCCGGCGGAGGCACGCCCCGGGGCCGCGTTGTTGTCGACCCTGGCTATGTGCGTCTGGACTCCTGGGCGCCTGGCCTGCAGAACGCGGTGACGGACTGGGTTGCGTCGGCGGCCCCGGCAGAGACTGCGCGCGTCGGCGCGAGCCTGGTCGACGTGATCACTTTCCGCATCGCTGCGGCCCCGGTCGCCCCCAGCGGGTTCTCGATCCTGGGGAAGACCGCCGGCGGCAGCAACGTCTCGGGGGTAGCGAACGCAGCTGGGGAAGTCACCGGAACGGGCATCGCCTCCGGCTCGATCAACTACGAGACCGGCGTGGTGTCGCTGAGGTTCACGGGGCAGGTTCGCGCGGACTCGCTGCGCTACAACGCGGTCGCCTACAGTTATGTCCCACTGGATTCGACGGTGCTCGGCCTGGACCCTGTGCGGCTGCCCAGCGATGGCCGCGTCCCTGTGTTTCGCAACGGCGGCGTGGCTGTCATCCACCACACCCAGACCTCGGCACCTATGACCGTGGGCAGCGGGCAGACCGTGAACCTGGGGCGCCCGAACGTCGGCCAGGTCACGGTCATCGGCGCCAACGGGGCGGCGGTCGTGGGCGGGTACACCGTGGACCGGGTAGCAGGTACCGTCACCTTCACCGCCGCGCCGGCCTCGCAACCGATCAAGATCCGCGACCGCATCGAGGAGGCCGCGTTGATGACCGACGTGCAGGTCTCAGGCCTGGTGAAGCTCAATCGCCCGTTGTCCCGCGCCTATCCGGCGGGCTCGAAGGTCAGCTCAGCCCTGCTGGTGGGCGACATGGCCGCCCGCGTGTCGCTTTTCTTCGACCAGGAGACGTGGACGGGAGCCTGGTCCGACAACCAGATCGGCAATGCGGCAGGCCCGACGTTCGACACGATCAATTACCCGGTCGAGGTGCAGAACGCCGGGGCGGTGACGGAGCGCTGGGCGCTGAGGTTCAACGGCTCGACCTCCTTCACGATCATCGGCGAGCACCTGGGCCAAATCGGCGTGGGCAACACCGCCAGCGATTGCAACCCCATCAACCCCGCCACCGGCACGCCCTATTTCAAGCTCGACAAAAGGGGCTTCAACGCCGGCTGGAGCGTGGACAACGTGCTCCGCCTCAACACAGTTGGGGCAGCCGCACCGCTGTGGCTCGCCCGCGTGGTTCAACAGGGCACCCCGGTGCTCGCTTCCGATAGCTTTACCCTCGCCGTGCGCGGCGATGTGGACACCCCATAAGGACCAAAGATATGCCAGCACCCACCTCCGTCGTCTACTTCGACTCCACCGACGCCGGCGCGCCGACGCTCAACAACGCGGCAGGCTCCCTTATCGGCGTGCTCGACGCATGCCTGATCAACGGCTACAACCTGAAGACCGTCCAGAGCATCACGGTTAGCGGCGGCCTCGCCACTGCGAGCTGCGCGGGACACGGTCTGCCGGACGACTCGGTCAACCTGATCGCCGGCGTGACCGACAAGGCTGCGTTGAACGGTCGCCAGCGCATCACCGTTGTCAATGCGAACACGTTCACGTTCGACGCGACTGGCGTGCCCAACGGCTCGGCCGCAGGAACGCTCTCGGTCAAGCGGGCGCCGCTGGGCTGGGCCAAGCAGTTCGCGAATGGGAACACCAAGGCCGTCTATCAGCGCATGGATCCGGCTGCGACGGCGATGGTGCTGCGGATTGACGATGCGGGGGCAGCGATGCCGGGCAACAATATCGCCCGAGCGGATATGTACGAGTCGATGACCGATGTGGACTTTGGTTCGGGGCGTGCGGTCGGGCCTGCTGGCGGTCAGTATTGGGGCAAGGGCGGCAACTCGACAAAGGTATACCGCTGGATCCTGGTCGGCGATTCTCGGACGTTCTACCTTTTCACAGACTCGTTCCCGGGAGGTGACGTAAGCACCTTTACCAGCTACGGCACCCTGGCCGGCCTGGGGTTTGGGGACATCGCGTCGTACCGAGCAGGTGACCCGTTCGGGTGCATCCTCACTGGAGGGTATGACCTCAGCCTGAACGCGGCCGGCCTGGGAGGCACCCGACAACTGGGGGCGGCCCCGTCTCAGGACGGATCTGCGCTGCTCGCCCGCTCAAGCAACGGGATCGGTGGGTCGACATATTTCGCTCTGATCGGGGAGAACGGTTCGACCTCCGGCGGCGGCAACTCGCCGGGATACCCGAGCCCGGTCGATAACGGCTTGGTCGTTCGGATGCCGGTCTTCCTGTCAGAACTCAATGCCCCGTTCCAGAACCCCATCCGCGGCGAAGTACGAGGTTTTGCCGCGGCCCTTGGGAACATCGCGGTCATGATGAGACTGCGGAAGCTGACAAACCTCGCGGGGTCGGATCGCACGTTTCTCGTAGTGCCCTGCAGCCCGGGCGGGGTCTACGCCAGCCCTGCGGGATTGCTGATCGATATTTCGGGCCCGTGGGCGTAAACAATGGGCGCATACAGATACTGGAGAGTCAACCTCCTCACCGGTAACCCGAACGGGCGCACCTGGCTGCGGGATCTTGAGCTGCGCGGGGTTCCGGGCGGGCCCGATCTGACCGTGCCGGGCGGCACGTTCACCGTCAATAGTCAAGACGTGACCGAGGTGGGCCTGCGTGCGATTGATGGGGACCCGGCGACTGCCTGGAACTCTGGTTCTCCTGGGCCTGCAGGGCGAGTCGCGGAGGGTACATACGACTTCGGCGTGCCGACCGTCGTTGCTGAGGTCGCCCTGCTTTTTGGCAGCATTGAGTACACGGGGCCGCTGGCAGGTTCGTGGGTGTCTGCTTCCAATGACCTGCAGCAATGGACCGTGTTCGGCCCAACGTTCGGGGCAGGGCAGGGTTTGGTGGGCAACACGCTCTCCGCGGTGGCCCTCACCGTCGAGTCTCCGCTTACGCCAGCAATACGGGCAGCCGGCCGGTCTGCTCGTTTGCCGACATCCTGGCCTGCAGGAGGCCCGGGGCGGGCCCGCTACGGCCAGGCCCGCTACGGCTTCGATGTTGGCCCGTACAGAATTGCCGGCACCGTGTTCATCGACGGCACGCCCGACGTGCCAGTGTCGCGCCGCGTGCGGCTGTTCGACCGGCAGAGCGCGCGCATGGTGCGCGAGGGGTGGTCCGACCCCGTGACGGGCGCCTATGCCTTCGAGAACCTGCCCGCTGCGCCCGACGGCTATTTCGTGCTGTCCCACGATCACACGGGTGTTTTCAATGCCGAAGTGAAAGACCGGATTCAGCCAATCCCATGAGCTTCTACCCGACCCTCGCCTGGAAGTCTGCGCGGCTGGCCGCGACACTGGCCGCCATCGATGGCGGAGGGTCGCCTGGCGAGTTCTGGCTGTACTCGGGGCAGTGGCCGGCGACACCTGGCGACGTGACCGTCGAGGCCTTGCAGGTCGTGATCGTTCTGCCGAACCCCTCTGGCACGGTCTCGGGCTCTACGCTCACGCTGGAGCCAAACGTCCAGGGCGCTCGGATCGGCGGCGGGCAGATCACATGGGGCCGCCTTGTCAATGGCGCGGGCCTGGTGCTGCTCGATTTCATCGCCGGCCCGGGCGGCCTGGTGCTGGACTCCTATGTAGGAGCGCCCGGCTCCTTGGTTCGGATCAAGTCGGCAGTGTTCAGCGAGTAGGCCATGGCCGACAACGACCTCAAATTTAGGCGGCTGCTCGACACGTCGCACCCGGTTAATCTGGTGTTCGGCCAGCCTGACGACGGGCTCAGCCCAGGCGACGCCTCGGGTTCGATCGCCATCATGTTCTCCCCGCCCGTGATCGCCCTGCAGGGCGACACCGCGCCGGGCCCGAGCTGGCGCAAGGTCGTCGCGCAGACCAGCAACCCATGGCAGCCCGGCCAGCAGCGCAGCCAGGGCGCCTCGCTGCCCACCGCCGAGTCCACGCCTTACCGCACGTCTGCAGGCCTGCCCTGGGCGCCCGGGCGCCCGAATCCCGCAGGCTTGCGAGCGGATTGGGACCGGCCTGGCCGTGCCTCCCCACAGGCTGCGGGCGCTTGGGGTATCGGCCAGGGCCGCGGTGCAGCCTCGGGGCCGGGGTGGCAGGCCTCGGCCAGGGCGGGAGCTGCAAAGTCGACCGCATGGGCCCTGGCCGAGCAGCGCTCAGCCCTGACACTCAGCCGCTGGCAGGAGCTGGCCCGTATCGCCGAGGACCAGCTGGGCACCTGGGGGCAGGGCGATCGCCGGTCGCTGGCGACCCGGGCACTGTGGGGTGAAGGCAGCGGCCTAGGCTTGGACGAACGCAGCCCGTGGCAGCTGGGCAAGCTGCCCGATCCCGGCGCCTCGGTCATCGTGCCTTGGGTTCCGCCTGGCCCCGAGCCTCATGTCTGCTACCGCCCGCCACCGGGCGGTGCGGTCGTGGTGGAGTTCAAAACCCCGGCCTCGACCGACACGCTGATCGAGTTCAAGTGCGGCGGCAAGGCAACCCAGATCGTCGTCCCGGTTCGGAGGACCTACATCGTGCAGAACAACGTTTCCCTTACCCTGGTGGACGGCACACCCGTGCCAGTCGACGGCATGGCACTGAGCCTGGACGCTGACTCGTGGACCTGGGGTTTCTCGGCCTCGCTGCCGGGCTCCTCCCTGGCCCTGGTGACGCCAGCGGCCGGCGGCGACCCGGTGGAGCTTCTGGCCCACATCAACGGCGAGATCTACCGCGTGATGGCCGACAGCCTGAGCCGCGCTCGGGCCCACGGTAAGAGCGGCTTGACCCTGCGCGGCCGTGGCCGGTCTGCCGAGCTTGACGCGCCTTACAGCCCGCCGATCAACCTGGGCACACCCGCCGACCGTACGGCCCGGCAACTGGCCGAGGATGCGCTGGCGACGACCGGCTGGACCGTGGACTGGGGCATCGACAACTGGCTGGTGCCCGCCGGGGCCTGGTCGTTCCAGGGCTCGCGCATGGGCGCCCTGAACTCGATTGCTGCAGCTGTCGGCGCCTACGTGCAGCCGCACGCCCAGGACCGCACGCTCTACATCAAGCCGCGCTATCCGGTGGCCGCTTGGAAGTGGGGCGATCTGGCCGGCGGCGTGGCCTTGCCCAGCGCCGTCGTGACCCAGGAGGGCCTCGACTGGATCAGCAAGCCCGCGTTCAACCGGATCTTCGTGCAGGGCGCGCGCGCTGGCGTGCGGGGCCGGGTAACGATCGGCGGGACTGCAGGCGATCAGCTGGCGCCCATGGTCACGGATCCGCTGATCGTCCACGCTACTGCGGCCCGAATGCGGGGCATTGCCGAACTCTCCGCCGGCGGCCGGTCGGTGCTGGCCTCGCTCAAGCTGCCGGTGCTGGCTCAGACCGGCATCCTCCGTCCCGGCAAGGTCGTCCAGTATTCGGACGGCCCCGACGTTCGCACCGGCATCGTCCGAAGCGTGGCAGTCGACGCCGGCTTCCCCGAAGTCTGGCAAACCCTGGGAGTCGAAACCCGTGTCTAACTTATTTGCGGCGTTCCGGCGCCTACTTCCGAATCCGGCCCTGCAGGTCGGCAAAGTGATCGCAATCGTTGACGGCGTGGCGACGCTGGAACTTCCCGGCGGCGGGCGGGTCCAGGCGCGCGGTACCGGCACGGTGGGCGGCTCGGTGTTCTTCCGCGACGGCGTGATCGAGGGCGATGCCCCGACGCTGACTGACGTCGACATCACGGTCTGAACGCCACCGTTTACAGTTGGCGCAATTCTCTTGCATGCTGAGCAAGTCTCAGCCCAACTGTTTATCGCGCTTCACGCGCTCGGTTTATCGCGGCGCGCTTCATCATGCGAAAAGTCATACCGATATTCATAACCACTCGACCAGGGAGACGCCCAGGCCCAAACGCGTCTGGCGGAAGTTGTAGTCGATCAGGCTGTCGCCATAGCCGCTGAAGAGTTGCACATAGCCGAAGAGCTGGCCGGCCAGGGGGTAGGCCCATTCCAGCTGCAGCGAGCCGCGCGATTTGGCGCCGCCGCGCAGGGAGTGGCGGGCCTGCAGGGTCAGCACCTTGCCGCCGGCGCCATAGCTCAGCAGCATTTCGCCGCGGCCGATGTAGTCGCTGATGGCGGGGTTGTCGTCCGTTCCGCTGCTTTCCGGGATGCGCCACCAGGGGCGGATCTGCAGGGTCCAGTCGCCTTTTTCGAGGCCGAACTCGGCGATCACCCGGTTCCAGCTGCGCGACAGTGGGTCGGCCCGGCCATTGGACTGGTGGGTCAGCGAAAGATGGCTCATGCGCCCCTTCCAGCCGAAGATTTCATACGGGGTCTTGAAGGCGAAGATGGCCTCGGGCTCGTAATTGGTCTCGCGAAAAGGGCGCGACATGGCGCCGTTATAGACCTGCCAGCGCGAGCTCTGGGTGTAGCCAAACCAGAGATCGCCGTGCGAGCCGATCAGGCCATGCCAGACGCGGGTCTTCAGGCTGAGCTGGAACTTGCTCTCCAGGCCTTGCAGCCGTGCCGGCTCCTGGTTGGTGTTGACACCGCCCGCGACCAGGCCTTGTTCACGGAAGGGTGCTTCGTTGACGCGGTCGGTGAAGGACAGCGGCAACACATAGACGGGTTTGTGGGTGCGCGGGATGAAGTCGTGCGGGCGCAAGTCATCCGTCATATCCCAGCGTTCCAGCATGCTGCGGTGGCGGGAGGATTCCAGCGCGGCGACGGGGCCTTCCTTGGGCGGCGCAAGGCTGGGCGCGGGAGCCGGCGCCGCGGCCGCGGGCTTGGCGTTGCGGCCGCTGGCCTGGTCAAAACAAGCCAGACGGGCGCGGTCCTCGTCGATGTCGCGGCAGTCTTGTGCCGTTTGGGCCTGCGCCGGCCAGCTCAGGGCCAGACCCAGCGCCGAGGCCAGGCGGAGGCTGTGCTTTTTGTTCAT